CCCCAAAAATAGCCCCGGAGGGACTTTTCCATCAATGTTTCTACTCCGGGGGTCTTGAGAAGTGGCATGAAAGGAGGTCTGAACTGTGCCAGCTAGACGAAGAACACCCTCGAATGAAGTGGGCGCCCCTCGTTCGCCGGCTCGGACGGTGCAGGAACGAGAGAATCAGCTCGTTGATGCGGCCGTAGACCTTGCTTGGCGCCAGATCCAAGACGGAACGGCCTCGGCTCAGGTCATCACGCACTACCTGAAGCTCGGTTCTTCGAGAGAACGTCTCGAGCAAACTCGATTGCAGCACGAGATCGAGCTTGCCAAGACCAAACGCGAGCAGATGCTGGCCGAGATGCAGATGGGCGAACTGATCCAGGACGCTTTGAAGGCCATGCGGACCTACACTGGTCAAACCGCCGAGATCGAAGAGGCTGAGTACGATGAGTACGAGCCTTAGAACATATTCTGAGCTGATTCAGTTCGACACCTTCGAAGAACGCTACAAGTACCTGCAAATTCGAGGGCAAGTCGGCTGCGAGACGTTCGGACACAACCGCTGGATCAATCAGCAATTCTACACGTCACGTGCATGGCGTCATTTACGGCGAGATGTCATTGTTCGAGACAATGGGTGTGATCTAGCGATCGTGGGTCGTGATATCCACTCGGGTTTGATCGTACATCACATGAACCCGATCACCCAGCGAGACCTTGAGTACGGAACGTCAGCGGCACTCGATCCTGAGAACCTGATTTGCACGACGCTACGCACTCACAATGCGATCCACTTCGGGGACGAAAGTCTTTTGTTGCAAGAATACGTTCCCCGGACCCCTGGCGATACGAAACTCTGGTAAGGGAGATCATCATGCCCACGAAGAAGGCCGCGGACAGCGAGCAGACCACGGAGACGGTGGAGCAGGAGAACCAGAACACTTCCAACGACGCGCCGAACACGACCGACGCTCCCGCCGCGCCGGAGCAGCCCGCGGCGCCGAACCCCCACGCGGACAAGTCCGTGGCCGAGCTGGCGAACGACGTCCTCCACGGCCGTTTCGGCGATTTCAACGTGGTGCGCAAGAACCTCGACGACGCCGGCGTCGACTCCTCCGCTGTGCTGACGCTGGTGAACGACCGGCTCAGCCGCGGCGCCCCGTCCGCCTACCGTCCCAACGTCGACCACGTGCTCGACTCGGCCCGTCGCGGTGAGTGGGGCGAGAAGAACATCGGTCTCCGGGTCCGGGCGGCCGGCTTCAGCCAGCTGGACTCCGAGCACGTCGAGACGACCCTGAACCAGGAGAGCTGACATGGCGCTCCGACGGATGGCCGACAGCGTGACTCCGACCGACATTCCGGTCAACGATCCGGCTACCGGCCGTCCGTGGGAGTTGATCGCTGGCTACATCGACGGCGTTCCTCGCTGGGCCGCCAACGCATGGGATCGGTTCCCGAATTCGGTGCACGTTCGCATTGCACTGAACCCGGCAACGAACGACGGCCACGTGCTCGACGTGGAACGAGGCGCTGCAAACCCCGATCAGGCTCCGGGGTGGGTGATGCGTCGTCGCGCTGCAGGGGCCGACCCCAGCGTGTACTGCAGTCTCGGTCTCTGGAAGACCGTGTGGGACCAGTTCACCGCACAAGGCGTGCCGATTCCACACTGGTGGATCGCCGCATACCCGGGAATCGGTCCGCAGCTGTACGAGGGCACTCACGCCCATCAATACCAGGATTCGTCCACGAGTGGCGGTCACTGGGACACCTCTGTCGTGGCCGGATTCTGGCCGGGCATCGATTCACTGGAGCTCAGCATGGACGAGCAGTCCATCGTCAACGCGTTGATGAACTACGAGTTCGATCGCGAAGGTCTGAAGTCCGACAACACGCCGCAGAGCGGTCGCGCCAACGTCAAGGCGATCCTCCAGAACATGGACTCCGGCTGGGAGTTGCCGGTCCGTGAGCTGAACCCGGAACTCAAGGCGCTGTCCGACAAGGTCGACGCCATCTCCGAGAAGTTGGACGCGATTGCCGCGGCGGTGTCCGGCAAGCAGACGACCAACACGGCCGGCGGCATGGCTCACATCAAGATCGAGGGCGACTTCCCGTTCACTCCGGCGGAGTAGCTCACTCACCGTCAAAATGGTAGCCCAGGGAGGTGAGCCATGATCGACAGCATTCTCGACAGCATGAAGAAGGCGCTGAATCTTCCTGCTGATCACCACGAGTTTGATGAAGACCTCATCATGCACATCAACTCGGTGTTCAGCACACTGCATCAACTGGGCGTCGGCCCGACGCAGGGGTTTCAGATCACCGACAATACTGCGTTGTGGTCCACCTTCCTGGGTGGCAACATGTCGCAGAACAACATCCGGTCGTACATGTACGTGTGTGTCCGGCTGTTGTTCGATCCGCCTACCACGGGCTACCAACTGGAGTCGAGACAGAAGCAGAAGGAAGAGCTCGAGTGGCGCATCAGCGTTGAGCGCGAAGGCATCGCTTGGGTTGACCCCGATCCGAACCCCGACGTCGAAATTCTGGACGGAGGTAGGCCGTGAAGATTTTCGTCTTCCAGCAGAGACGAGGGTTGGAGAGCGAATGGACCGCGGCTAACCCCGTTCTTCGAGCAGGCGAGATTGGCGTCGTGCTGGATCTGGACGCGTTTGTTGTCGGCGACGGTCAGACAGTCTTCTCCAGTCTTCCGATGTTCGTGAATCAAGCCGTCGTTCAGCAGATGATTGCCGACGCAGTCATTGACGGCGTACCAGGTCCCGCAGGGCCTCAGGGACCAGCCGGTCCTGCGGGACCCACCGGCGCTACAGGTCCGCAAGGACCTAAGGGCGACACCGGTGCCGTGGGCCCTCAGGGTATCCCGGGAATCGATGGCCCTACGGGACCTACGGGCCCAACCGGTCCGCAAGGACCTGCCGGTGCGAGCTACACCGGCCCCAAGATCAGCGTTTCCAGTTCGGCTCCCTCGACGCCATCGGTGGGAGATGTCTGGATCGACACTAGTTCATGAGTTTGTATGGCGCATCGGCTGAGAGTTGTCATCTCAGTATTTCTACTCCTTCTGCGGGAGGCGTAGGAAGTGGCGCCTATACAGCCGCGGCACTTTTCATGCCGAATCTTTTCGGTGGTTCGGCAACCATCTGGCAAGGGTACGACTCAAGCAACTTCAGTCATCGAGGCCTGTACGTCGATGGCGACATGTGGTGTTTGAACGAGCAGGCCGATACGAATATTCCTTCGTTCGGCAATCCGGCACAGTGGTATTGGTTCGTCGTGTCGAAAGCGGCTGCCACTGAGGCGCCTCGCGCTCACTGGGCTGTCTACGATGGCACGAATCCCATGTCGTGGACTCATCTGGACGCTCTGACGACGCAAGCCACTCGCCCGGACATCACTCGAGCATGTCTCGGTGACGAATTCGGTTCGGCGTTCAAGGGCAACATCGCGTGTCTCACACTGTTCACTACGGAACTGACGGACTCCACGATCGCGGCACTGTTCGCTCGAAGCTCTTCCGATATTCTTGCGGCCTCTCCGCAATTCTTTGCGCATTGGCCACAAGCTGATGGTGTAGGTTCTGCGTTTCACGACATTGCTGGGGGCGGTGTTGAAACTGTTCGGTCCGGAAACTGGGCCGTCTCGGCGGATCCTCCTGGTTTCAGTTTTGCTCTTGGCCGGAGCGGTAAACCCAAAGTCTGGGATGGCTCAGCCTGGGCACAGCATCCTGCCAAGGTGTACTCCGGGAGTGCATGGGATCCGCACAAGATGAACGGGGCCACCGCGGGTGGCTGGATCACGTCGAAGTGAGAGGAGGTGGACGTGACTAACGTGGAAGATATCCTCGAGCACTTCGGCGTCAAGGGGATGAAGTGGGGAGTTCATCGGAGTCCCAAGATTCCGGCATCCAGAGACGCTCAGGTGTCGTTGGATATCCGTGCAAAGGCGAAGAAGGGCAAGCCTCGAGCTCTCACGAACGCCGAGTTGCAAACGGCGATCAACCGGATGAATCTCGAGCAGCAATTCAAGCGCCTTTCTGTGAACGAGAGGCCTCCGATCCAGCGATGGGTCGCTTCGACGTTGCTCGAGATCGGCAAGCGTGAAGTGACGAATGCCGTGGCCAAGAAGGTCGCGACGACTGTGGCCAAGAAGGTCGCGACAGGTGGTCTGGCATGAGCGAACCCGACTACATGATCGCATATTTGCCGTCGGACGGTTCATGGTGCCAACAGGACTTCCCGCACATGACATTGGTGTGGGGTCCGATCGGCAATCGGTCCGACGCGCAGTTCAACGACCTCGCCAAGGACGCCATTTCTGCGTCGCGCATCACAGCGGCGTTCAGTCTGCCCGTCACGGGGATTCAGGAACTGGGCGGAGACGATACAGGCAACCCGGCTGTCGACGCGCTCATTTTCTACCCCACGCCCCAGCTGCTTCTCGCTCGCAAGTTGGTCGAGCGATGGAACGGATCGCAGTTTCCGGACTATCTTCCTCACGCGACGATCGGTCCGGCAGGCTCTGCGGCGGCTATGACACTCCCTCAGAATGTCTGGCCCGACGTGAATGGCAAGACGCCGACCAAGGGCCTGCCTTCCAGCCTGTGGTTCAATCGGATCGCTGTGTGTTGGGGCGACAAGCGAATCGCATTCGACATCGATTTCTAGAAAGGGGTGAACGATGACGTTATCGAATACGGCAACGCCGTACTACTACGGTTTGTTTCGGGATGCAGTCCTCCGGGGCGAAATTCCCGTCAACCGTGAGGTCTCGGCGGAGATGAACCGGATCGATGCGCTCATCGCGGACCCCCGATTCTGGTACGACTCAGAAGCTGTCAATGGTTTCATCGCGTACTGCGAAGGTGAGCTCACCCTCACGGACGGAACCGACCTATATTTGCTGCCGACGTTCAAGCTGTGGGCAGAACAGATCTTCGGATGGTTCTACTACGTCGATCGTTCGGTCTGGGAACCCGGCAGGGATGGCGCCGAAGGCCGTTATGTCACGAAAACCATCAAACTGCGGTTGACCAAGAAGCAGTTCCTGATTGTGGCTCGTGGTGCGGCAAAATCGATGTACGCGGAGTGCATTCAAGCATTCTTTCTGAACGTCGACACGTCCACGACTCATCAAATCACCACAGCGCCCACGATGAAACAGGCTGAGGAGGTGATGGCGCCATTACGCACCGCTATTACTCGCGCAAGGGGCCCACTCTTCAAGTTTCTGACGCAGGGCTCCATGCAGAACACTACTGGAAATCGCATGTTGCGGCAGAAGTTGGCTGCGACGAAGAAGGGCATCGAAAACTTTTTAACTGGATCTATACTGGAGATCCGACCAATGACCATCGCGAAGCTTCAGGGCCTCAGGCCGAAGGTCGCGACGGTTGATGAGTGGCTGTCCGGCGATATCCGCGAGGATGTTGTAGGTGCCATCGAGCAGGGCGCATCAAAGCAGGACGAGTATCTGATTCTCGCCATCAGCTCTGAAGGCACTGTTCGAAACGGCTCGGGCGACACGATCAAAATGGAGCTCCAGGAGATTCTGAAGGGCGAATATTCCGCTCCGCACGTCTCGATCTGGCATTATAAGCTGGATGAACTCGAAGAAGTCGCTGATCCTTCTATGTGGGTCAAGGCGCAGCCCAATATCGGTCGTACAGTCACGTACGAAACGTACCAACTTGATGTCGAGCGCGCAGAGAAGGCGCCGGCTGCTCGAAACGATATTTTGGCAAAGCGATTTGGCATTCCGATGGAGGGTTTCACTTACTTCTTCACATACGAAGAGACGATCCCTCATCCGCATCGTTATTTCTGGGATCTGCCCTGTTCGTTGGGCGCAGACCTTTCGCAGGGTGACGACTTCTGTGCTTTTACGTTCTTATTTCCTCTTCCCCGAGGGGAATTCGGAATCAAAACCAGAAGCTACATCACCCGTAAGACGCTGATGAAACTTCCGGGCGCCTTGCGCTACAAGTACGACACGTTCATCAGAGAAGGCAGTCTTCATGTGCTCGAGGGCACTGTGCTGGACATGATGGAAGTGTACGACGACATTGAGGCGCACATCGAAGCGTGCCGATACGATATTCGAACTTTCGGATACGACCCGTACAACGCGAAAGAGTTTGTTACGCGTTGGGAGCAAGAGAATGGGCCGTACGGACTCGAGAAAGTCATTCAGGGCGCCCGGACAGAGTCGGTTCCGCTGGGTGAGTTGAAGAAACTGAGCGAAGATCGACTGCTCATATTTGATGAAGGGCTGATGTCTTTCACGATGGGCAATGCGATCACACTCGAAGACACGAACGGCAACCGCAAGCTCCTCAAGAAGCGAACCGAGGAGAAGATCGACAACGTCGCGGCCATGATGGACGCTTACGTGGCATACAAGCTCAACAAGGAGGCGTTCGAGTGACGGAAGGAGGTAACGTATGACCGTCTTAGGTCGACTGAAGCATGCCTGGAACGTTTTCATGAACGTCAATCCCATCGAACCGTTCCAAGCGGTGGCCTCCTACGGCACTCGACCGGATCGACTTCGGTCCAGGTACGTCAACGAGAAGACGATTTACCAATCGATTCTCGCGCGGCTCGCGATCGACGTTTCTGCCATCGAAATCAAGCACGTTCGTGTCGATGATGAAGGCCGATACGAATCGGACATTGATAGTGGGCTGAACTCCTGCCTCACGCTCGAAGCCAATATCGATCAGGCCGCCCGTGAGTTCCGTATGGACATTGCCCTGTCATTGTTCGACGAGGGTTTCATCGCTCTCGTACCCACCGACGTGACAGTGGACCCTACGATCACAGGCAGCTGGGACATTCAGTGGATGCGCGTCGGACGCATCACTCAGTGGTATCCCAAACAGGTTCGGGTTTCTGTCTACAACGAGAACACCGGTCTTCGCGAAGAAGTTCTTGTCGACAAGCGGTACGTCGCAATCATCACGAATCCGTTGTACTCGGTGATGAACGAGCCCAACTCCACTCTTCAGCGTCTCATCAGAACGCTGGGGCAGCTGGACGCTGTGGGAGAACAATCGGCATCGGGTAAACTCGACCTGATCATCCAGCTTCCCTACACGATCAAGTCGGAAGCTCGCCGGCAACAGGCAGAGCAGCGTCGCAAGGACATTGAGTTCCAACTGAAGGGCAGCCAATACGGCATTGCCTACACGGATGGCACCGAAAAAGTCGTTCAGTTGAACCGTGCGTCCGAAAACAACTTGATGAAGCAAGTCGAATGGCTGACTGCCCTGTTGTACAGTCAGTTGGGCATCACGACGGCGGTGATGGATGGTACTGCACCCGCAGCTGAGATGCAGAACTACTACAACCGCACACTCGAGCCGATTCTGACCGCAATCGCTGAGGCCATGAAGCGATCGTTCCTCACCAAGACCGCTCGAACGCAGGGCCAAAGCATCGCGTTCTTCTACGATCCGTTCAAGGTCATTCCGCTCGATCAGATTGCGGATATTGTGGACAAGTTGACTCGGAACGAGGTGTTCTCGTCCAACGAATTCCGCCAAATCTTCGGTCGGAAGCCCAGCAAGGATCCGAAGGCCGATCAGCTCCGCAACAGCAACATGCCCCAATCCGAACTGGGGCAGAACATTCCTCCCGCACTTCCCCCGAAGCCTCCTATCAAGGTAGCTTCCCAACGAGTGCCGGAATTACCGTCCTGAGCGCTCGCGCTCTACGACGAACCGGAAGGAGACCGTAGTGGAACCCGATTTCGGGGGATACGCGACGAAGTTCGGCGTGAGGTGCTCGGACGGGCGTACCATCTCCGCCGAGGCTTTCAAGCACATGGACGGGAAGCAGATTCCCCTCCTGTGGTCCCATCAGCACAGCACGCCCGACAACGTTCTGGGCCACGCCATCCTCGAATGGCGCCCCGATGGCATGTACAGCAAGGCGTTTCTCAACGGCGGCAAGTCGGCGGAGGCGGCCAAGATTGTCGTCCAGCACAAGGACGTCAATGCGATGTCCATCTACGCCAACAAGCTCGTGGAGAAGAACAGCCTTGTTCTTCACGGTGACCTCATCGAGGTCAGCCTGGTCCACAAGGGCGCCAACCCAGGCGCGCTCATCGATTTCGTGCAGGTCCAGCACGGGGACGGTGATTTCGCCACTCTGGAAACCCTGAGTGACGAGGCGATCATCTACTCGGGCGACACCATCGAGTTCCAGCACGCCGCGACGACTACGACGTACCAGGACGTTTACGATTCCCTCACGGACGACCAGAAGGAACTCGTCAACGTGATGGTCTCGAAGGCGCTGCAGGACAATTCGGCCCAGCACTCGGACGACAAGCACGCGGCCACCGGCGACGATGGCAAGTCTGCCGACGACACGTCCACCGAGGACGGCAAGCAGGACACCACGACCGAGGACGCCAGCTCGGCGGTCGAACACAGCGACAAGGACGGGAAGATGACGACGACGCGCAACGTCTTCGAGAACAACAAGCAGGTCGTGGTCCACGGCGTGATGAACGACGAGGGCAAGGTCCTGAGCCACTCCGACCTGGAGACGTTGGCCCACAACGTCTTCGACGCGATGAAGAAGGGCGCGACGTTCAAGGACGCCACCCTTGCCCACGTGGGCGAGTACGGCATCACGAACATCGAGGCCCTGTTCCCGGACGCCCAGCTGATCGACAACAAGCCCGAGTGGATCACTCGGCGCATGGAGTGGGTCGACACCGTTCTCAACGCGACCAACAAGCTCCCGTTCTCGCGTGTCCGCACGATGCACGCCGACCTCACGCAGGACGAGGCCCGTGCCAAGGGCTACATCAAGGAACACCTGAAGAAGGAGCAGTTCTTCTCCCTCACGCAGCGGACCACCGAGCCCGGCACCGTCTACAAGAAGCAGAAGCTGAACCGTGACGACATCGTCGACATCACGGGCTTCGACGTGGTCGCGTGGCTGTGGGTCGAGATGCGGTTCATGCTCAAGGAGGAGCTGGCGCGTGCGATCCTGATCTCCGACGGTCGTGAGATCGACGACGAGGACAAGATCAGCGAGACCAACATCCGGCCGATCGCGTACGACGATGTGTTCTACACCGACGTCGTGACCGTTCCGGCCAACGTCAGCGGTCAGGACATGATCGATGCCGTTCTGCGCGCACGCGAGAACTACAAGGGCAACGCGCCGACCGCCTACATGACCACGTCGGTCATGATGGACATGCTGCTGAGCCGCAACAGCATGGACGAGCGCCGGTACAAGTCGAAGGCCGAGCTGGCGACCGCTCTGGCCGTGCAGGACATCGTCGAGGTCCCGGTCATGGCCGGTGCGATGCGTGACGGCGCCGAGGTTCAGATGATCCTGGCGAACCTGGGCGACTACTCGATCGGTTCGACCCGTGGTGGCGAGATCACCACGTTCGACGACTTCGACATCGACTACAACCAGTACAAGTACCTGATCGAGACCCGTCTGTCGGGTGCTCTGACCAGGGCCAAGACCGCGCAGGTCGTCGTTCGTGGCGCCGGCACGCTGATCGTCACCACCAACGTCGTGCCGACCTTCAACAACTCGACCGGCGTCATCACCATCCCGGCCGTGACCGGCGTGACCTACAAGACGCAGGCCGCGGGTCCGCTGGGCGCCGCCGACACCACGCTGTCCGCGGGCGCTCAGACCGCGCTGAGCGTGGGCCAGACGCAGTCGATCAAGGCCGTGCCGAACACCGGCTACTACTTCCCGCACAACTACGACCAGGACTGGTCCTTCACCCGGTCGTAACGGGAGGCGCCGAATGGCACGGTTCTACGGCAAGGTCGGTTTCGGTCAGACGCAAGACAAGGGAAACGGTGTGCACGCCGTGGACGTCTATTACCGGGAATATTTTGGTGATGAAGTCCAGAACTACAAAACGGCGGACAACTCACAGGGCGTCAACAGTGAGTTTCACACGTCCACGCAGATTTCCATTGTCTCTGATTCACATGCCAGCGAGAATCTGTCTGCCATTCGGTATGTGGAATGGCGGGGTGTGCTGTGGAGAGTCACAGGAGTGGACATACAGCACCCCCGCCTTCTGCTGAGGTTGGGAGGTGTATACAATGGACCGCCGGGATCAGCTGCAGTTGATTCTTGAGGGCATCGTTCCGAACGTATATTTCCAACCTCCCGATGATGTGCGGATGGAATACCCAGCGATCGTCTACGAGCGCGCACGCGCGAACACGACTTTCGCGAACAACAAGCCCTACACCGTGACAAAGCAGTACCAGCTTACATTGATCACTCCTGAACCCGACGATCCGGCGTTCAACGCCATTGCGGCACTGTCTTCGTGCGTGCATGAACGCAATTTTGCAGCTAACGGTTTGAACCACGATGTGTTCAACCTATACTTCTGAAAGGAAGTGGCATGGCCGTTCTTCAGTGGGACAAGACCGGTGAGCGCACGTTCGAGACTGGTGTGTCGAAGGGCGTGCTCTACCAGATCGACACCGACACCGGTGAGTACACCCCGGGTGTGGCGTGGAACGGTCTGACGACCGTCACGGAGAAGCCCGGTGGCGCGGACTCCAACAAGCAGTACGCCGACGACATCGTGTACCTGAACCTTCTCGCGGCGGAAACGTTCGACGCCACCATCGAGGCCTTCACGTACCCGATGGAGTTCGAGCAGAACGACGGTACGGCGTCGCCGACTGCTGGCGTGACGGTCGGCCAGCAGCCACGCAAGCCTTTCGGGTTCTGCTGGCGGACAGTCGTCGGCAACGACTCCGAGGGCAACGAGTACGGCTACAAGCTGCACCTCGTGTGGGGTGCTCTGGCCGCTCCGTCGGAGAAGGGCTACACCACGATCAACGACTCGCCGGCGCCGATCGGTTTCTCGTGGGATGTCTCCACGACTCCGGTCGCGGTGGGTACCGTTCTGGGTCACACCTACAAGCCGACCGCGCTGATGACCATCAGCAGCATCGGCACCGATCCGGCCAAGCTGGCCACCCTCGAGGGCTACCTGTACGGGACTCTCGCGGACGACCCGATGCTGCCCAGCCCGGCCGACGTCATCAACATCATGGCCGCGTCTCTGACCGTGGCGACTCCGACGGCGCCGACCTACAACTCGTCGACGGACATCATCACCATCCCGTCCGTCACGGGTGTCGAGTACTACATCGACGGTGCTCTCGTGCCGGCCGGCAGCTTCGGGCCGATCACGTCCAACAAGCTGGTCAAGGCCAAGGCGGCCACCGGCTACACGTTCCCGGCCGAGCAGCAGAAGGAATGGGGCATCATCTTCTCGTGATGAGACAGGAGGCAAGGAATGCTTGAGCTCGACGTTTCGATGGGCGAAGCGTACGACGAAAAGACCCAGAAGTTCGTTCAGCACGTCTACAAAGCCAAGCTCGAGCATTCCTTGGTCTCCGCGTCAAAATGGGAGTCAATCTGGAAGGAAGCGTTCCTCTCGAAGAAGGAGAAGACTTCCGAACAGACGATTTCCTACATCGATTGCATGATCGTGGAAGGCGAATTGCCTCCGGAGGTTTTCTCCAAACTCGTTGAACAGCACATCGAGAAGATCAAGGACTACATTCTCGATGAAGCGACAGCAACGACGTTCCGGCAGGATCCTCATGCAACACCATCGCGTGAAATCATCACGACAGAGCTCATCTACTACTGGATGATCTCGCTGAACGTGCCGGTGGAATTCGAGCACTGGCATTTAAACCGTTTGATCACATTGATTCGCGTGATCAACCTCAAGAACACTCCGCCGAAGAAGGGCAAACCGAATCTGGCGGACCGTCGCGAGCTGAACCGCCAGCGTTTGCTGCAATACAAGACAACCGGGTAAGGAGGTGCGATGACGAGACTGGACTGGGATCGAACTGGCGAACGGTTCTTCGAGGCTGGCGCCGATCAAGCCGTGTTGTACATCAACGGCTTGTCTGGCGTTTCGTGGAGTGGGTTGGTGGGTTTCAGTCACACTCAGTCCGGTGGCGAATCCTCACCTCGGTACCTTGATGGCGTCAAGATCAGCAATCGAACGGCGCCGGAAGAATTCGAAGGAACGCTCGAAGCCTACACCTACCCGACCGAGTTCGAACGTTGTGATGGCACTGCTCGAGCCGACAATGGTCTGCGGATCACCAAGCAGCGGCGAAAGCCGTTCAACATGGCGTATCGGACCAAAATCGGCAATGACGTTGACGGGCTCGATGCAGCCTACAAGCTGCATTTTCTCTACAACCTCACTGCCGAACCAACGGATCGGTCATACAAGACGCTGACCGACCAAACGGAGCCTCTGACTTTCAGTTGGAAGGTCACGTCACGCGGCGTTGCTGTGAGCGGGTACAGGCCGACCGCTCATTTCTACATCGACACGCGAGATATTCCGTCAGGGCTTCTGCAGGACCTTGAAGATATTCTCTACGGTACCGACACGACCGATGCGTCACTTCCGGAACCTGACGAGTTATTCTTCATGTTCGACTCGTACTCGGATACGGTGTACGACGCAGGTTCACCACTCACACCGGTCTTCGCAAGCTACGACGCCGGTACACCCACTACTACGGTCGACCAGACCATCGACGGAGGTGCGGCGTAATGGCAGTCGGTACGCAAATGAAGCAACGGCGCGCCACTGCGGCGAGTTGGGCCACCAGCAACGTCATCCTGGGAGATGGTGAACTTGGCGTCACGACCGACACCGGCATCATCAAGATCGGAAACGGTACGAGCCATTGGGTCGACCTCCCGGTGGCTTTTGCGAGCAACTATCTTCCTATTCTCGGCACCGCCGCCAACTCAGCGCTTGTTGGTGGCGTTGGCGTGGGGAGTCTGGTCAAGTACACAGACGGCGATACGGCAGCAACTCCAAGCAAGTACGTCCAGCGACTTAGTGACGGACGTGCAAAAGCTGCGGCTGGTACGGCGACAGACGATCTGATCCAGAAGTCTCAGTTGGACGCGCAGGCTGCGGCCTTGGTTCTCACGACCATTTCGCAGACTGTCACAGCTGCTGTCACTCTGGCGTTGACTGACCAGTCGAAGATCGTCGCTGTCAACAATTCGTCGCTGACGACCAACATCGTGGTGACGATTCCGGCGAACGTCACTGTCGCATTTCCCGTGGGCTCGGTCGTGGAGGTTCTGTCGATCGGTACGGGCGGCGCGAAGATCGTGGGCGCCGCCGGCGTCACCCTGAGTGGTTCCTACATCGCGTATCCGGGATATGGCGCCGTTCGTTTGGTCAAAACCGGCACGAACACCTGGATGGGTCTCGGTCGCAACGCCCACAAGCGGTTGCCCAAGTGCCGTGTGTACAAGAACAACGGAACCACGTACACATCAGGCGCGGAAACGCCGATTCCGTGGACCACCGAAGACACGACCAGTGCTGACGTGTGGAATCCGGATCACGAGTGGTTCACCATGCCGGCGAACGGCTTGTCGACCGCTCGACGGGTCACCATCAACAAAGATGGCGAATACCTGATCCAGGCCAACATCCCCACGACCGGCAGCGTCACCGCGGCGTTGTACATCGTCAAGATGGTCAACGACAATACGACGACTGGCGCCACCAAGTACTGCAATGCTCCGGCCTTGGCCGCGGGTGCGGCAGTGGTCCAACGTCGTTTCTCTGCTGGCGACACGGTGGGAGCGGCCTATCAACCTCTTTCAGCCAACTCGACCGACGAGGCCGACGGCACTTTCGGCAACCGGTGCGACTTCGTCATTACCCGCCTGAGTGACTAATAGGAGGGCGCGTGTTCTCCGTTTCGTCCTCGGGCGACTTCAGCAAAACGCTGAAATTCCTCCAGCAGATGTCCAAGATCGACTCCACGATCGCCAAGGTCTGTGAGACGGAAGCCCAGAAGGGTGTTCAAGCGCTCATCGCAGCGACGCCCCGGGATTCCGGCCTAGCCGCGAATTCGTGGGGCTACAAGATCGAACATTCTGCAGGAAAAGTGCTCATCGGATGGACCAACTCCGATGTGGAAAACGGTTTTCCCGTCACGCTCATGATCCAATACGGGCATGGTACGGGAACCGGAGGTTATATTGCGGGGCGGGATTATATCAACCCCGCAATGCGACCTGTTTTTGACAGCATCCGAGAGACTGTATGGAAGGCGGTGACTTCTGCATGAGCAACATTGACGAACGTATTGTGCGTATGACTCTCGATAGTCAAACGTTCACCAGTGGTGCCAACAACCTGATGTCACTCCTTCAGGCGTTGAACAAAGCGCTGAAACTGGAGGGCGCCTCCCAGGGTCTCGAGGGTGTCAACAGTTCGCTCAACAAGATCGACACATCACAGCCGCAAGGTCAAGTTTCCGCGCTCGCGGCGAAGTTTAGTGCCCTCCAAGTTGCCGCCATCACGGCGTTGTCGAATATTGTCAACCGAGCGGTCGATGCTGGCCTCAGCCTGGCAAAGTCGCTGACGATTGAGCCGTTGATCGATGGCTTCAATGAATATGAAACACAGCTGGGGTCGATTCAGACCATTCTGGCCAACACGGGGCTCAAGGGCGCTGATGGTTTGGCCAAAGTCAATGCCGCGCTGAATGATCTGAATCATTACTCCGACCAGACGATCTACAACTTCAGTGAGATGACCAGGAACATCGGCACCTTCACGGCTGCCGGTGTGAGTCTGGATACTGCCACGCAGGCCATCAAGGGCATTGCGAACCTGGCGGCGATTTCGGGATCGAACGCTCAACAGGCGTCGACGGCGATGTATCAGCTTTCTCAGGCTCTTGCCGCTGGCAAAGTGACGCTTGAAGACTGGAACAGCGTCGTCAATGCTGGCATGGGTGGCAAGGTCTTCCAGGATGCACTGATCGAGACTGCCCGTGTGCACGGTATCGCGGTCGACAAGATCATCAAGGACGAAGGGTCGTTCCGACTCAGCCTGCAGAAGGGCTGGTTGACCGGCCAGGTCTTGACCGAGACACTGAGCAAGTTCACTGGTGAGCTCACGGACGATCAGCTCAAGTCCATGGGTTACACCAAGGAGCAAATCAAGGGCATTCAGGAGATGGCCAAGACTGCGGTGGATGCTGCCACCAAGGTCAAGACCATGTCTCAGTTGCTCGACACTCTGCGTGAGGCTGTGGGCTCTGGATGGGCACAGGCGTGGCAGATCGTGTTCGGCAACTTCGATCAGGCCAAGGATTTGTTCACGGGTGTGAACAATGAACTCGGCGGCATCATCCAGAATTCGTTCAAGGCGTTCAACGGCCTTCTGCAAGGATGGGCAGACCTCGGAGGGCGCCAGGCCGTCATTGATGGCATTGTCAACGCCTTCCGAGCTCTGCAATCGTTCCTGAAACCGCTGGGCGATGCGTTCAGCCAGGTCTTTCCGCCGACCACGGCTCGAGATCTGGTCAACATCTCCAACGCTTTCCGAGACTTCATGGCTCGGCTCAAAATAGGAGCCGATACTGCCGATGAGCTCCGGAGGACTTTCGCAGGATTGTTTTCGATCTTGGGGATCCTCTGGGACCTGATCAAGGCTGGCGCCAGATTCATCGGCGATCTGATCGGGAAGTTGACTGAGGGATCTGGCGGTTTCCTCAAGTTCACTGCTCGAGTCGGTGACTTCCTCGTCGCGCTGCGCAAGGCGATTCAGGATGGTCAAGGATTCACCAAGTTCTTCGATGGTCTCGAGAAGATCCTCGCGGTTCCGATCGCGCTCTTCAAGGCGTTGTCCAGTGTTCTGAGTGAGCTCTTCAAGAACGCGAACAAGGGCGGAGACGCTCTCAAGAACTCCATTGGTGGCATGACTCAGGTCTTGTCTCCGATGCAGGAACTCGGTCAGAAGATCGAACGATTCTGGGCGCATCTCGGCGACGTCTTCCAAGAGGTCGCCAACAAGATCAATCAGGTCACTCGAGAATTCATTCAGTGGGCGAAGGGCGTAGGCCAGGCCATAGCTGGAGTCTTCAGCGGCGGTTTGGACTTCGATTCGATTCTCAAAGCCATTGGGACCGGAGTCTTCGCGGCACTGATCCTGCAGATCAAGGGATTCGTCAAGAAGGCCACCGGGATCTTCAACGACGGCGGGGGTCTCTTCAAGGGAATCACGGAAGCGCTTGAGGGCTTCACTGGCGCTCTCAAGGGTATGCAGAATTCCCTCAATGCTGCAGCGCTGCTCGGGA